GCGGATCCAGCTATGAACGCTTCTGCATCAGGTAGGTCTACCTGTTCCTTGACCCCTTCCACTAATTTATCGTAGTTGGGCAGTTTAGAAATGATCCTGACGATGCTTTCCACAGTTTCTAGATCTTTGCTTGTGGCCATCTGGCCTAGTATCTGTTTCGCCACAGCATTGGCATCGGATTCAAGATCTTCCATCTTGAAGTCTATATCTTTGTGTTCTGCTAGATGCGTCAGCAGTATGTCTCTTGGTGTTGGTTTTATGTCACTCATCTGTTTTCTGGTCGAATTTTGGTTTAGGTCTTTTGGATTCCGCTATCTTTCTAACCCCTCTGGTGAATTTGGCGGGGTCTTGTCCTCGGATAGCGTTGATCAATCTGCGTTCTAGCTCCGATGCCTGTTCACTATCATAGTTCTTGTGTATCGATTCTAGCAGATTTATAGCTGAATTGATAACATTGACTGCACGGCTTTCGATCAGTGATTCCGTGTTACGCCTATCGGCGATTTCGTTCAGCTCTTGTAAGATCGATCTAGTTCTTAATTTCATTAGTGTATCCAAAATGATAATGTATTTAACAGATTACAAAGTATATTATGTGATGTTTTTGATGCTGTCAAATAACCTGATATTGTGCGGCTGCACAATACTCAGTATAAATACTGATACACATATGGAGACAGCGATGTTAGCAAACATAAAAAAGTTTTTCCAAAATATCTGGAAAAGCATAGAAGAAACACAGATGGCAAGGGCGCATGCCGCTTTGAAAAACAGTAACTGGAGCAGAATAGAATGAAAGAGATCTGGGGAAGTATCTTAGAGATGTTCGAAGCGTTTGGTCGTGCTCGTGCTGCTGCCGAATTAGCTAGGTTGGGAAGGTACGACGAAGCTCGTAGATTATATGAACAAGACACAGAAGTACATCCGTGAACTACTTCGCTTTTTTAGAATTTTTACAGCTTAAGGTAATAGAAAGCTACTACAAAACAGTCTATGGCCACGGATGGCGTTGGTATTATCTCAATTGGGAGCAGAATGGCGAATTCTTGCCATGATTTAGTTGCTTTCTGATCTTAAGAGATATATAGTATTACTGTGCTGCGAGGTGCAGTACAGCGCATTTTAACACACACAGAGGAGATAAAAATGCAAGATCAAATCACAAAAATGGCTCAACAGTTTGCCGAGCAAGTCAAGACCGCAGTTCCTGAAGTCAAATTCAATAAGAACGGTTACGAAATCCGTACACAGGTACTGGACATGGCTAAGCAGTTCACCGAGTTTGAATATGCTTCAAAGTACATGGGCTTCGAACAGAGCGTAGAGCGTGACAAGGAGACTGGTCAGATCGTTACCAAAGTCGGTATGCCTGAAGTTCCGGGTGTAGACAAAGTATTGGAAACCGCTGAAAAGTTCTACAACTTTGTAAATAATTCTTACGCGAAGTAATACTATTAGATAACATAGGTGCATAGCACCAGTATAATATAGTAGCAATAAGAAAGGGCCTTACATGGCCCTTTCTCTTATCTTACTTTAGCTAATCTAAAGAATCGTAGTATCTTGATGTACTGCCAACCTATATCGAATTCCCACCACTTCTGGCTAAATTTGGCAGACGTTCCATCGTCGTGGTGGTTAGCGTGGAGCTCTTCGCCGCCAATCCAAAATGCCCAGGGTGTGATATTACGGCTGGTGTCTTCTGAAGGTCTGTTACGATATCCCCACCAGTGGGCAACACCATTAATCACACCTGCTGCGAAAAATGGCACCCACAGCATCTGTACACCCCACACGACAAATCCCACAGGGCCAAAAAGAACAAGGTCTATGACCAACATTAAAAGAATCCCTAGGCGACTGTGTGGGGTATACAGATTCTCTTCTATCCAGTCGTCAGGTGTACCCTGACCTAACTGTTCTACCATTAACTTGTTTTTGCTGGCTGTGTGATACAAGAATGCTCCACCGAACAACACACGCCAGATTCCGTAGACTCGAGGGCTGTGTGGATCAGCTTCTGTGTCCGCAGCCTGATGATGTTTTCTATGGATCGCTACCCATTGTTTGGTAACCATACCCGTAGTCAGCCATAACCAGAAACGCATGAAATGATTGACCGCTGGATGGAATGATACTGCTCTGTGTGTCTGCGATCTATGTAAGTAGAGAGTAACGCAGGCTATGGTGATTTGTACCATCACCAAGGTATAGATAATCGCTGTCATTAATAGTTCCCTGAGGCTAGAACTATTTTACAGATGTGTTCCAGTCGCTCGATATGTTCGAAGGATCTCCAGGGGGTTTCGTCTATAGCGACTACACCGTGTCCTTTAATTCCCACGATATCATACTTAATCTCTCCAGTCTTTTCATTTAAACCCAAGTTTTTGTGGCATTCTGTACCTAGCTCTTCGGATATAGGAGGTACATCACCTACGTTAGGCGCTACTCTAGTATAACGGCTGAGTTCTGGAAAATGCAGTGCTAGTTCACTGAGCTCGATTCCGGCATGCATCGCTGCTACGATGTATGTAGGGTGGATATGTGTTACTACACGAACTTCGTGTGTGCCCATTTCTCGCTGTAATCCAAAATGCAAGGGCATTTCACCTGTGGGTCGCAGTCCGATGCTGATATCGCTGTAGGGCATCTCTTCCCAACTGTACATCATTTTAGGTGGCTGATCGAAATAGCCTTTGTTGATCTTGATCTTCTTGAACTGGTCTGGTTGTAGAGTCTGCTTACGGACGCCACTGGGGGTGACATAGAAATGATCTCTGTCGTGATGACGAATAGAGATGTTGCCATCTCTGCTGGTGATCCAGTTACGCTTGTATGCTTCTACTAATATATCGCATATGGTTTCTAACATCGTTTATCCTATAAAAATAATTGCAGTATATCTTTGACTATCCAACCAGTAAATCCACCGCCCAGTCCTATGAATACCCATATTACACCTGTGCGGGGAACACTACTTTCCTTGCAGATCATAATGATTATGAAAATCATATACATAATCAGAGCATAGATGCCCAGGTGTGTTAGGACATCTATGTGTTCGATCAACCATTCAGTCAATGGAACTGCTCCTCTTCAGTTGATCCTTTCAATGCCTGTGTGCTGGCATCTGCTTCGATGGTAGTGGTTACACGATCAAAGTAGCCTGTGCCCACTTCACGCTGATGTTTGACTGCTTCGAAGCCAATAGCAGCGTTGGCAAACTCTCGTTCCTGCATTTCCACGAATGCTGTCATATCATTGCGGGCATAACCATGTGCCAGCTCAAACATACCGTTGTTGAGGTTATGGAAACCCGCCAGCGTGATGAACTGGAATTTATAACCCATAGCACCTAGTTCACGCTGGAACTTGGCGATGGTAGCATCGTCTAGGTTCTTCTTCCAATTGAAACTCGGTGAACAGTTGTAGGCTAGCATCTTATTCGGATAGTGCTTATGGACCCGCTCTGCGAACTGCTTGGCAAACTCGAGGTCGGGCTTGCCTGTTTCGCACCACACGAGGTCTGCGTAAGGAGCGTAGGCGACGGCTCTGCTGACTGCTTGATCGATTCCGTTTCGTGTTCTGTAGAACCCTTCGACAGTTCTTTCACCAGTAAGAAAAGGCTTGTCATTGTCATCAACATCGCTAGTGATAAGGTCACCGGCTTCGGCATCAGTTCGTGCAATAACAAGAGTAGGCACGCCCAGAACATCACTAGCGAGGCGAGCGGCAACAAGTTTATTGACTGCTTCTCTGGTTGGTACAAGGACTTTTCCTCCCATATGTCCGCACTTTTTGGCAGACGCTAATTGATCTTCAAAGTGTACACCTGCGGCGCCAGCGGCGATCATTGCTTTCATTAGTTCGAAGGCATTTAATACTCCGCCAAAGCCTGCTTCAGCGTCAGCGACTATAGGTGCGAAGAAATCACGATCGCCGTGTCCTTCCATCCACTGTATCTGATCTGCTCTACGGAATGTGTTATTGATTTTCTTTACCACTGCTGGTACAGAGTCTGCGGGATATAGACTCTGATCTGGATACATCTCACCGGCTAAGTTGGCATCACCTGCTACCTGCCATCCTGATAGGTATATTGCTTTGAGTCCTGCTTTGACCTGCTGTAGGGCCTGCATGCCTGTTAAGGCGCCCAGTGTGTTTACGTAATCTTCTGTGTGGAGTAGGTTCCACAGTTTTTTGGCTTGTTCGACAGCAAACTGATCTGGATAAACTCGCGAACCTTGTAGGCTTACTACTTCATCTGCTGTATAGGGTCTAGTAATCCCATTCCATCTATCGTTGGTAGCCCAATCTTGTTGTAGTTGATAGGCACGCCATTGTCTATCTGCTGTCTGTGAGTGTGTTTGTTCCATTTTGGATCTCCTAATTTGTGTCCAGTATTTATGGCAGCACAGCAGATCAAAAAAAATCCCGCAGGTGCGGGATTTTTTGGGCTATCATAGATTAAGGTGCTACTCTGCGGAACATGATGGGCACAATAACCTGTCCAGCATCAGTTTCTGGTGTGGTACCGTCTTGATTGAGATCACCACCGATGCCGCCTATAAACTGTGCGTGAGCGTATTCTGAGCCTGATCCAAACTTGTCATTCTCTGCGAACATGATCAGACGATTATTCACACCGTCTACTGTGAGGTCATCATGATCTCGAGACAACACATACATCATGGGGTTGAGCTGACGAATCACAGTGTCAAAATAATCACCGTAGTCGTAGAAGTTGCGACCAGATCCTTCATATTGTTCACCTGCTAAGGGCTCTCCAGTTATGAGATTCCAATCAATAATTTGGGCTTCGTCTAGATCAAAGTGGTATAAGCGCAGATTGCTGCCGTTGGTGATGGCAACATCCAGAGGAAATTCACCGTATCGACCGCTTTGGTAGTTGCCCAGATTCCAGTTGGTGGTTTTAGCAGATTCAATCAGTAATATATCTTCGCCGCTGCTGATCCAATAATTGCCATCTCCAGGTATATCTGTGTCCCCGGGTGTGTTGGCATTGGTTCTAGTAGAGTCGAGATAGTAGGTGCCTGTGTCTTCCTGAAGGAGAGCTGTGTTACGCCAGTAAGTGAGTGTGTTGTTGACTATGAGTTCGGCGTTATTGCCATCAAGAGTTATGGTATTGTTAGTACCACCCCAGTAGCCTGTGCTTTCTGCCACTGTGTAGGTGACATCACCCGCCGCTGCTTGGAAGCATTGTGCTTCTAGAGTCTGCTTGAGGCTGGCAGCATCCCATCTAGTGCTGCCCACCACCATGAGTATTTCGCCTGAGTTGCTGTGCATGGCAACCCAATCTGGATTGATAGCGATCATCATCGTGTGTCCCACACGATCAAACTTGGCGCGACTGTTAGGCACCACACTGGGTGTAGCTGTGAAAATTTTGTATTGCTCTGATGCATAGACCCAGCCCTGTGCGGCTGTAGGCACATCTGTGGGCTTTAGAGCGCTGTATAAATTGGACATAGTATTTTCCTAAACTAATAAAACTATTTATCAGCGGATTGACAAAATCATTATGTGAGTATATAATGATTGTATGAAAGAAAAAATCATACTCACAGACGCAGACGGCGTAATTTTAGACTGGGAATGGGCCTTCCACGTTTGGATGCAAGAACATGGTTATCAACGCGAAGAAGATGCTCCGTTCAAATACGATATAGGAAAACAATACGGGATTCCTAAAGAAGAAGCCAAACGGCAGATACGTATCTTCAACGAATCGGCGGCCATTGGTTTCTTACCTGGACTCCGTGATGCCCAACACTATGTCAAACGGCTGCACGAAGAACACGGCTACAGCTTCCACTTAATCACCAGCTTGAGCAAAGACTACAATGCTCAAAAACTGCGCATTATGAATGTTGAAAAACTGTTTGGTAAGACCGCTTTCGCTCACTACATCTTCCTTGACACGGGCGAAGACAAAGACGGTGTCTTGCAGGACTACAAAGACACGGGCTGCTGGTGGATCGAGGATAAGATCGACAACTGCCTAGCCGGACTAAAAGTTGGATTAAATCCTCTGCTGATGGAACACGGGCATAATATGGACTACGAACATCCAGAGATTCCCCGTGTCAAACACTGGCGAGATATCTACGATATTATCGTAGGTTGAACTGCCAATTCATCCACGATCTTCACAGTTTCTAATTTACTGGGATCAGAGCGTTTAGAACTGGGTACTTCTAATTCCTGCCATTCCTCTTCGGAAACATCAGAAACAATCATCAATTCGTAGGGGTGGCCGTCTGATGAATATAGAGTGATCTTGTCGAAGCCTACGACTCCGTCAGCGGTCTGATCTAACTTCTTCGCTAATGCTTTCAACGCCCTCCGTTCCGCAACGATATAGGCCCTGCCACTGGGCTCTTTATGTGGGTACAGATGTAGTCTGCTCATCGTTTTCATTGTTCTTTACCTTGTAATAATCACAGAGATCTGTGAACATGCACTGGCCACACTGTGGTGATCTTGCCTTGCAGACATGTTTGCCATAACTGATCAACCATTCGTGGGCACCCCAGCGATATTGGTCGGGTGTATCTCTTTCTAATATCTCTGCGGTCTTGTGTTCAGCCTTGGTCTTAGCGATACCTAGTCTGTTGGCGATTCGATGCACATGAGTGTCTACGGCAATGGCGGGTTCGTTGAACACGAAACGCATCATGATATCTGTGCTCTTGCGTCCCACACCTGCCAACTGCATCAACTGTTCTCGGTCGTTGGGCACGACACCGCCATGCCTCGCCAATAACTGTTCACTCATCAGCCGGAGATTCTTCGCCTTGTTATTGTACATGCCTGCAGGCCGGATCAACTGTTTCAGTTCTTCTATGTCTAAGGCCAATATCTCTTCAGGTGTCTCAGCTCTGGCGAAAAGATTTCGGCAGGCTTCTGCTGTGCGTTCGTCTTTAGTCTGCGCTGACAGAGTTACACCAACTAAGCTCTTAAATGCGTTGTTGTAGAGCTTTTCCTTGGGAGGATTGTTAGGTGTAGGATCTAGGGCATAGAACCTTTTGTAAACAGTGACGATTTTCATAATTATCTTTTTAATACGATATACAGTATCACGCAGGCGACAGCGCCAGCGATCATTCCTAAAGAAAATAACATATTATCTTATGTCCTCTAAAGTAAATTTCTTGTGCTTGTATACTGTAACATACTCTGAATTGTTTTTGTAGCCCAATCTACCGGATCCCCACAGAATTGGATGATCGTGGAAGGATACAGCATGAGGGACTACCACATCTAGATAGCGGCCATTGCCTGTGCCTAGGGTGACGAATGTGATATACTCTTTGGGCTTTGATTTGAACACGCGATAGTTTGCCACTAGCCCGCAGAACTCTACCGATCCAGGCTTGCGTATCTCTTGGCACATGGGTATGAATCTCTCTGATCTCCATCTACCTGTTTTCATGAGATCTTCTACTTCTCCACCTTCGCCTACAGCTGGCACAGCGCCCGCCAGTTTGGCTTCTTGCCAATAGACCCAACGTGCGTATGAACCTTGGCAGTGTTTCAGTGCTGCCTGCCAGAATCGCTGGGGATTGTGTGCCTTCTGGTAGGCCAAGGCCCAGATCAACCTTCCTAGATTTATCGCATGGGCACGGCACAGTCCAAAATGACTGAGTTCTTTCAGCGCGGCAAACACATCATCTTTGCGGGGATGATCGCCTACCAACTGCATGAACTCAAACATCTTTTCTTCGTTCTTCTTGGCGAATGCTCTGCGCCACATATCTGCGGTGTATTGGTCGCAATCCAATATCTCCGAGATCAGTTCTATAGCATCATCTTCAAACACTATAGTTTCATCGAAAGAGTCTTTTGACCAGTCCTGGAAGAAACTGGCCTTGCGGCGTCCCATCGTGGCTACAGGGCGTATCAAAGCAGTGGCCATCACGCAGTCTGATCTGTTGCGAGGACGTATGGCCTTGCACAGCCTCTTCATCGCGGGGCTTTCTGCCTGCGTGACTCCTAGCACATCGCCTCGGCTCAACAGTTCGGAGGTCGCTTCGTCTTCTTCTGGATAGTCCAGCAGTGGTCGCTGTTCTATCTCCCACAGCTGGCTCAGTCCTCTGTTGGCCAATACATCTATCTTGAAATGCTCTAGATCCTCTATCTCATACTTGTCCAGCAGGATCTGGTTCTCACCATTGATCAACGATTTAGGTACTGATCGGTCGAATATCAATATGCCGCCGCAGTGTTTGGATATGCAGCGTTTCTTGCCCAATAGTTTGGTCACCAGTCGTTTGGCATCTTCTGCGTAGTCCGGCACGACATCTTCCAACCGAAAGTTGCGTTTTAATCGGCCTGTGGCTCCGTATCTTTTCGCAGCTTCTCGCATCGCTGACTTTTCTTTGTAGGTCACATAGTTTGACACGCGAGCGCTCTGTCCAGGCCAGTGCCGGAATATACGATTCATCACAGTTTCCTGTTGCCAGTGCGGGAAGTCTAGGTCGATGTCTGGTAGGTCATCTCTTTTAGGATTCATGAAGCGTGACAGAGGAATCCTTTCTCTGATCGGATCTACGTCTGATATGCCTAACAGCCAGCATATCAGGCTTGATCCTGCTGATCCTCGGGTGATGTGTGGTATGTCCTCTGTGAGTTTCAGTATCTCTACAACTCTGAGGAAATGTTTGGAAAATCCTAGCCTCGCTATGATCTCCAGTTCTTCTTCTAGCCTTTTAGCATATTCTTCGCTGTCCGGAATGTCTCTGATGAATGCTGCCACTAGCCTTTCTAGTTCTGTTATCCTTGCGTTCATTGTTCTGCCTTTCGTTTTGCCTGGGCAGATATTTATGTTTTGGTTTAGACTATGTCCACGAGATTTTGGAGAATATCTGGCAGAGGAACCGGCGCTAATTCCAGTATCGAGAGTAATCCCTATCCTGCCAGAACTTTTCGTTGTTGCGATTCCAGAAGTTGTTGACAAGATACCAAGCCATTCCGAAATAGCCCATACGCTGGAATCTACGACTGTCCTGTCCGAAGTGATGTTCGATTAATTTAAACTTCTTAACATCATACATCTTAGACAGGAAGAAGTCTTCCGAAGTTTCATAGCGGGCAGGGAAGCCACCATACTCTTCAAACTTGTCCCTCCTGGTCAGCATGAACGCACCCACAGCGAATGGTATGAAATGCTGCATGACTCGGTTGATAACATTGAACAAGGCAAATCCTACCTGTGCCCTGAAATCACGGTCATAGCATTTAATATAGAGTCCTACTAAATCTAGATCCTGTTCTTCCAACGCACGGACAGCATCCCGTATCACTGTGTCTTTGAAGAAACGCACATCGCTGTCGATGAACAATATGTAGGGAGTTGTCACCAATGCTGCTCCATTATTCTTTGCGATGCTGACAGGACCGCCTTCTATGACTTCCACATTCAACGTGCCTTTGTTGGCTGCTATCACGGATCGGGTATCGTCCGTACTAGCATCGGCTATTATGATGCGTGTCTGACCTATGTCCTGTTTGCGTAAAGAATCTAACAGATAATGGATATAGCGTTCCTCGTTTTTGCAAGGGACAACTATGGTTATTTTTTCTGCGAGCATCGCCCCTCCAATTTGAATGATTTGAACTTGATATCGTATTCCAGAGTATTTAATGTCTGCTCACAGAGTTCTTTAGTCTCGAATCCAAACTTCATTCGTGCTGGCTGATCGTTTGGATCGTTTATGTGAACTGCTATTATTATCAATATCCACTCCATGGTCTCGCTCCTGTGTCCATGTGACGATCTCCCAGCGACCGTCCCAGTGTTCTACCAGCGCCGAGCATGATTCCACCCAGTCACCGTCATTCATGTACGTGATGCCATCTATGTCTTTGATCTCTGCCGCATGTATGTGTCCACAGATCACTCCATCGAATCCTCGCTTCTTGCAGTAATCCGCTAGATTCTTTTCAAACTGGAAGATGAAGTCTACGGCTTTTTTCACACGGCCTTTGAGATATTTGCTCAACGACCAATAGCCAAATCCCATGCGATGACGCAGCCAGTTGAACTTGCTGTTCAACATCAAGACGAAATCGTAGGCTTTGTCTCCTAGAAAACTCAGCCACGGTGCTAACCGTGTGATGCCATCGAAGAGGTCACCGTGTACCACTAGATAGTGCCTACCATCTATGCCTATGTGTTCTATCTGGTTGACCACTTCAATATTACCAAAGTTGATACCATAAGGCATCAACGGTCTCAAAAATTCATCGTGATTGCCTGCCACATAGACCACGCGAGTACCACGCTTGGCATGTCCCATGACTCTGCGTACAACATTGGTATGCGATTGTTTCCACCGCCACTTGTTCTGTTGTATGCGCCATGCGTCTATGATGTCCCCTACCATGTAGAGTGTTTCGCAGGTGTTGTGTTTGAGGAAGTTGTTTAACTGATCGGCCTTGCAATCTCTAGTTCCCAGATGCACATCGGAAATAAAGATAGAGCGATAAGTCTTTTGCATAGCAATATTTATCGCTCTATCCGTGATCAAATCATTGCGATCTGATTACACTCGTACCACGGTCCACTTGGGTGTGAAAACCTGTTTACCTTCGGCCCGGCGTTTAAAGATTTTTTGGAACTCTATCTTGCGGAGTTCTGATAACTTCTTCTCGTCATGGTCGAAGCAGGCTTCGTAGACTTCTTGTAGTAGTTTACGCTGTTTCATAGCTTGCCCCTCCTTGTAATACTATTTACTATAACATCTATAGAAAAAGATTACAATAGAAGATTACAGCAATGACTTAAGCAAGCCCACGATCATACCAATCATGGGTATCAGCAGGAGACTCAATCCGAAAATGGTAAAAACAAAGAGTAAGAAAGAAATTATGCGCATGTTAGAAGTTGCTCACTTTAAGAAATGCCCTCGGGCACGACTCCTACTATCATCTCTTGGGCAGCAGCCGCCCACTCACCATAACTTAACGGTCCTAAGGCGAGTTCTTGTTATAAGTCTTTTTCTAGTTTGGCGATATATCTGTCCATCATGTGATCGAATATGCCAGTGTATTTGCTGCCTTTGAGCCGAGCCTTGATCCGGCTTCGCACCATGTCTTTGATTCTCTGCCAAGGTGTGAAATTCTTGAATTCGCCCACGAAGTTCATATACCTGTGTGTGCCGTGATGTCTGTAGCCCATCAGCAACAGGGGAACCTTGGTCACATCATCGCAGTTGTTCTGCACTCTGTGATGGGTGACTTTGAGACTGTTGACGAATTCTTTGGTGCCCACTCTGGGACTGCCGAATGTGATCAATGCAAGAACTTTGTGCTGCATCCTGTGGGCAGCGATGGTGGCCATGGCAGCACCGAGGCTGTGTCCAGTGACATATAAATGATCAACTCCAGCTAAGGCTTTTTCTATGCTGGGCCACAGTTTGTCCAGTTCGCCTTTGAAACCGCGATGCACCTTGGCCCCTTCAGATTCAGGTCGCATCCGTGCTTTGAGATCCGCTATGGCATCACTGGTCGATGATGTGCCGCGGAAACTCAGCACATACTCGTCTTGGCTTTTCAACAGATATCCTTCGGCATCTTTGATGTCAAAAAACTCCACGATGTCATAGCCCTGTGCTTTAAACTTGTCTCGAGATGTTTTAGGATCCTCGTAGGTAGTGGCTGCGATTTTGGCAAACTTCAATAATTCTTTGCGTTCCATCTATTACTCCTTGCTTTTGTTAAACTTAGTTATGGCACTGCCGGTCAATAAGGCACCGAATGCTAAGTGAAACAGCCCTCCGCCTTGTAGTGTAAAGGGCTGATGCTGGGTATACATTGATTTTATCAGTTCTAACTGTACCTGCATATTGATCGCAGGGTTTGTGAAAAGAGTCATGTTCAACTCTTCTCTAGTTAAACCTATCCAGCTAGGTACTATGACGAAATCAAATAAACATATCAACGCATAGACCACAGCGAGGACGACTTTCCAACCTTCGTCTTGCTGCATCCATACGAAAAACTGTTTCATTTAGTTGCACCAGCTCTGTTTGGCGTCACCGTAGTATTCACGAGCAAATCCGTTGGCGATCAATGCTGCTCTTAAGCTCTGTCCATCTAGTAGGATGTCTCCTAAAACTCGGCCGCCGAACTTGTCCCACTTGTAGAGCACGATCTGATGCTTGGTGGTATTTTTGATAGCATTCTTGGTGAACTCCGATGCGGCTGCACCACGCTGTGCTTCTGATTCACATTTGGCTCTGTGTCCTTTTTCGGGTGTATCCACACCATAGACTCTTAACAACAGTTCCGGCTTCAGTGGCGCTGGCAGGAAGTCAGCACGGAAAGCCACGGTGTCGCCGTCTACCAGTCTAGTGAATTTGGCATCATAGACCACACCTTCTGGCTGTTTGGCTGCTAGTACAGGCATGCTTACGAATGCTGCCATCATGATAGTTAATAGGTATTTCATCGTGTTTCCTTTTAATATGGGTATTTATATGCTCTTCTCGGTATATTCGGCTTTTGCCCAACCTATGAGATATTGGCTCTTCCAGTGGTTCTGCTCGAAACCTTGCAGGTGCTGCCATTCGTCTCTGTGCCGCCATATCAGCAGAGCAGAATCCTGCCAATCAGTGTGACGAACTCTGATGTCGAACATCAACATCTGATCTCGGAAAGTTTCGTAGTCATAGTTGTCATACTCTATGTGCAAGACTTCGTAGACCGTGCCGTCATCTGCGACAGCGTCTAATGCGAAATCGAATCCCCATTTCTGGCGTGTGCGTATCATGAGATCAGCAGTGGGTATGGTCTTCTTCATGTCTTCCAGCTGCCGTAATGCTAGATCTTCATAGCTGGCACGGCACAGGAACATCGAGTGATCTAATATCAGTCTGTGATTGCCCGGCTCTAGCTCGAACCAAGGTTCCTGCCAGCAGCGATGATTCAGTATGTCATGCAAGGGCAGGCTGTTGGCCAGATAGAACTTCTGTTCTGCTCGACTGAGCTCGAAGCCATCCTTGTCATAGTATCTGAAGTCTTCCACCGAGACTGCGGGAGCAGCATTACGGCACACAGGATCGCTCATCAGCGTGACATCGTGCCTGCGGAACACTATGGAGTCTCCGGGTGTCCGATGTAGAGCCTGTCTGTGCAGCTAGGGCAACCACACTCTGTGCAGTCGCAGTCATCGGTCATGCATGAATGCCCGCAGTGTGCTGTGCAACCACAGGGACATTTGGCTTTCAACCTAAAGTATGCATCGTTGTCGTCTACGAAGTTTTCCATAGTTCGCTCCTCCTATGTAGTTATTCTGTTCTGTCTTTATCGTCGATGGCACCACCACTCACCCACGCAGAACACGAACGAGTTCCGGCACATTTGAAGTGAAGGAAGTTGCAGTAGCCCAAGTCTGCTTTATGTATAGTTGCCATACCGTCTACGGTTTTATCGTCGCCCTTGATGCCATCCTCGATACACCGCCACATCTTGTCCGACACATCAAAAGCCGCACAGTTACCACACTTCATAGTCTGAGCAGTCTTTTCTGTGATGTTCCAACGCTTGGCAGCATCCTTCCAATATGATTCTGGCTCGTCAGGATTGGCAGGACCATAATGATATTCATCAATGGCTTTCTGACGATTCTTTAGGTTAACATCTATGTCATAGGTAGCAATGGGACAGCCCTTATTGGCAGCTTCTACTATGTTTATATATTTTCTGTACATTAGGTTCCGTCCTTGATTAATACACCTTCCGCAAACACACCTATTTCGTGTGTGCCCGCATTGCTTTTGCATTGAAACTGTATGTCGGTCTTTTCTGTGTAGCGGAAAGGAAATCTACGCTGTATATGCATGTTTGCTCTGAATGTGGTCTCAGCCACACGCAGCACAACTCCTGTGGCGCTGCGACTCTGGTTCCTGAAAAACACATAACGATTGGCAGTGGCGTCTGCCTGTCCAGAGAATGCATCTATCCTATAGAGATAGAAACTGTGGCCCCGGGGCACGGTATATATGGATGCTTGATTCTTGCCATCTCCTGCTCTGACCTTGGCATAGGTGGTGCCTGCGTTGGCGATAGTTACCGTGCCTACTGCATTGCCTGCGATGGAGACTACATTGTTAATCCTGTAGAAGTCAGTGCCAATGGTCACGGCATTGGTACCATTTAAGGTGAATGTGGTCTGTATCTCATCATAGTTGATGTCCAGTCCCTGTATCAGCATGGTCACTGCGGTGTCACTGGCGGAGTCGCTGACCGCGGTCATTGTCAGTGCTGATCCAGGATAGACATAGGCAGCAGCATTCTCCCACAAAGGAACATATTCTGTGCCCACCTCTGTGTTATAGCCAAAGATATTGATCGTACGGTGATCCGAGATGTGGCTGGTAGAGACCATGAGATCAAATTCGTGATGCTTGCGATTAATGGTTGGCATTAGACACCAAACCTCGATCGGTCGCTGTTATAGTTTCTCAATACCTCTGCGGCCGATAATGCTCTGTTGTAGACGGCAGTGGTAGCGATTTTACCATCCCAGTAGAATCCCTGTGGTGTGCTCAGGGTTCCTGCTTCTGCTCCGATGCAGACATCATTGTCGGGGTCATATCCTATGGTAGTAGTCGTACCGGCATCGGCAGTGCTGGCCAACACGCCGTCAATATATAACTTGGCAAAGCGTCCATCAAAGGTCACAGCAAAGTGATGCCACCCTGTGAACCCTGCCACGCTGGCCGTGGGCTTGAGATAGTTAGATAAGTTTGTAACATACACATAAGGAACAAAATCACCTCCCCATATGTAATGCGCATAGCCTCCGCCCTGGGTACAACTCAATGCCGTAAAGTATGCTCCAGAGGTACCTGCTTCCCAATCGTCTGCGTTCAACCATTGCTCTGTGGTCAGACCAGACGTGGGTTTCAGTGCTGCGGTATGTGTGACGGCAGCATATTCGTTGGATGAGGGATCGAAATCAAAGTACCCTTCGCTGTTCCAGGTTGGGGTATTATAAAAAGTAAAGTTATTGG